AACGGTATCGCGCTGATTAAGCGATTTGAGGGGTGTCGATTAACTGCATATCCCGACCCTGGCACCGGTGGTGATCCATGGACGATTGGCTACGGATGGACGGGGAAAGTAGACGGCAAACCTATCAAGCCCGGAATGAAGATTGACGACGCAACGGCTGATCGTCTGCTGCGCACAGGTGTGGTGAGCTTTGACCAGGCGGTAAGCAAAATGCTCAAAGTCTCCGTCACCCAGAACCAGTATGACGCGCTTGTGTCTCTGGCCTACAACATCGGTACGCGAGCGCTATCCACATCAACGCTGATGAAGAAGCTGAATGCAGGTGATGTGAAAGGCGCAGCTGATGAGTTCCTTCGCTGGAACCGGTCAGGCGGCAAGGTAATGGCTGGGTTAACGAATCGCCGTAAGGCAGAGCGTGAGGTATTTCTCTCATGAAACTCGTTGATGACTGGAAAAGCGCATGGCGCTGGTTCTCCATGCATGCACTGGTGCTGGCCGGGATTATCCCCACGGTATGGGCAGAGCTACCGCCAGACCTCAAGACCGCAATCCCGCCGGGAGCGATGGGCACCATTACGGCGGTAATCGCTGCATGCGGTGTTGTTGGCCGTCTGGTTAGCCAGAGTAAGCCGCAATGACTGCCGAAGCCATTCTGGCTCTGGTGAAAAGGTTCTGGTTGCCGGTGCTGGTTGGTTTGCTTGGCGGCGCACTGGCCATCGCTGCCAGCCATTACAAGGAAAAGGCTGAACACGAAGCAACCCGCGCCGATAACGCAGAGATCAACCTGAAGCTGGCGAACGCCACCATCACCGACATGACAACCCGCCAGCGTGACGTCGCTGCGCTGGATGCCAAATACACGAAGGAATTAGCCGATGCAAAAGCTGAAAATGATGCTCTGCAGCGTAAGCTTGATAATGGTGGTCGGGTGCTCGTCAAAGGCAAGTGTCCAGTGTCAGCCCCAACCCAAACCTCCGGCTCCGCCAGCGTGGGCGATGATGCCACCGTCGAACTCTCTGCAGTTGCTGGACGAAACGTTCTCGGTATCCGGTCCGGAATCCTCAGCGACCAAACAGCCCTGAGAGCGCTGCAGGACTATATCCGCACGCAGTGTCTGAAATAGCAAAGTGGGTTAAAATCATCAGTGGCTAGGGTAGCTCCCGAAAAGCGGCATCGTCACCGCCTGCCACTGATATCCTGACGAGCAACTTAGACGAGGTTGTGCATGAGCAAGCCAAAACCAAAGAGCACTGTCCGCATCTCATTTACCGTGATTGATGAGAGTGGAGAGGAAACGTTGAACCGTGATTTCTTCGTACCATTTGAAAAAATCAAGAGCGCTCGATTCCCTGTTTTACCTGATGCAGCACAGGATGAGGCCCAAAAGTTTCATGAGGCCGCCGTGATGATGGGCTGCTTTGGTGAATAGCACTAAACAAGGTCGCTAAGGCGGCCTTTTTTATTGGCATTACAGGAGCTATTCACCGAGTGGCTTCGATAATGCTTACCCGACAAGAAGCATAGATCTGGTGTCGACCAAAGAGGTGATCCACATCTTGACGGCTCGCAAAGACGAGAAGTGACTGAGCAACTCTGTGAAGAAGTGGCAATGTCGCGTTTATAAACTTCTGCAAATGGTGCCGGTAAAGTGCCATTGGCAGAGTTTTATGCAAGTTTCATGAGTTGCCGGTTAAATAATTCCCCGGTAAGTATTCGAGTAACCCAGAGGAATGTTCTGTATGGCTGATTTTGAAGACCGCCGACCATTCCCTCCCGTCAACTTCACTGGCGAAAACTGGCTGCCGTATACCCGGCTGATCCCTGCTGCCGAAATCGGCGAATGGGTAAACCAGAACATCCTCTCCGAAGAGGGCCGAATCCATAACCCTGACCATACGCACCTTGTCGATGCTGATCTCGCGTTTATGTGGGCCTCTGGCTCATTCGCCAAAAGCGGGCGCATTGTGCTGGGTCAGTGTGAGCAGGTAATGATGCGTGCTGGCGGCTGGCAGAAGTCCCGCATGGAGCAGCAGATGCATGAATGGTTCGGTCGTATACCGAAGTTCATCATCACTCTGGCTGCCGACTACTGCGAGCAATGCAGTGACCTCGAATTCTGCGCGCTGCTTGAACATGAGCTATATCACATAGCCCAGGCTACCGATGACTATGGCGCACCGAAGTTCAACAAAGAGACCGGGATGCCGGTGCTCACACTTCGCGGCCACGACGTCGAGGAATTCGTCGGAGTGGTCCGGCGTTACGGTGCCAGCAAAGACGTGCAGGAAATGGTGGATGCGGCTAACAGGCCGGCGGAGGTTGCTCATATCGATGTAGCCAGGGCGTGCGGGACGTGCATGCTGAAACTGGCGTGATTTTATACTGCTTTATACGGACGGTGGGTTATGGCTGCACTAAAACCAGAAGTGAGAGCCTTTATCGTTCAAGAGCTCGCTTGCTTTGATACGCCGTCCCAAATCGTCGAGTCCGTACAAAAAGAATTCAAGGTTCAGGTGACGCGCCAGCAGGTGGCATCGCATGACCCGACAAAGGCGGCAGGGAAAGGTTTGGCTCAAAAATGGGTCGACCTTTTCAACCGCACCCGAGACCGCTTCCTCAAAGAAATCTCCGACATACCGATCGCCAACAAAGCCTACCGCCTGCGCGTCCTGCAGCGAATGTCTACGACTGCCGAAGGTATGAAAAACCTTGGCATGACAGCGCAGCTACTCGAACAGGCTGCCAAAGAAGTCGGCGACGCCTATACCAACAAATTGAAGGTAGAAAGCACGGGTAAGGATGGCGGGCCGATCAAAACTGAAACAACCAATTTAACGCCACAGGAAGCCGCTGAGGTTTACAAAAAAATGATGGGTTAGCTATGCCTCTTCCATTCCCTTTCGACTTCAAAAATCCGGATTACAACGCTGTTTTTGAATGGCGAATGGAGCGGTTACAGCGCATACGCCTGCATCCCGAAATGCTTCCTGCACTCAGGCAGTTTTACCGTGATAACCCTGCTCAGTTCATTATCGACTGGGGTATGACCACCGATCCTCGCAACCTGGATTATGGTCTACCTGTCACTATCCCGTTTCTTCTTTTCCCCCGACAAGAGGAGTGGATCAACTGGATAATGGAGCGCCGCTCTAAACTTGAGCATGGGTTAACGGAGAAAAGTCGTGAAATGGGGCTTAGTTGGACATCTATTGGCCTTGCTTGCTCTCTTTGCCTGTTTAACAAAGAAATGGTGATTGGCTTCGGTTCCCGCAAAGAGGAATACGTTGACAGCACCGGCGACCCAAAAGCCCTTTTCTGGAAAGCCCGTAAATTCGTCGAAACGCTCCCGATAGAGTTTCGCGGAAAGTGGGACGAGAAAAAACACGCACCATATATGCGCGTCGAGTTCCCTGAGACTGGCGCTGTGCTGAAAGGCGAGGCTGGCGATAACATTGGTCGCGGAGACAGAACAACTCTGTATTTTGTGGATGAGGCTGCATTCCTCCAGCGGCCACTGCTAATTGACGCTGCGCTTTCGCAAACTACGCGCTGCCGTATCGATCTTTCATCAGTCAACGGGATGAGCAACCCATTCGCGCAGAAACGGCATAGCGGGAAAATCCCGGTATTCACATTCCACTGGCGCAGCGATCCGCGTAAGGATGATGAGTGGTACCGGAAAGAGTGCGAGAAAATTGATAACCCGGTCATCGTTGCGCAGGAGCTGGACCTCAACTATCAGGCATCAGCCGAAGGTATCCTGATCCCTTCTGAATGGGTTCAGGCCGCTGTAGATGCTCATATCAAACTTGGCATTGAGCCTACTGGTCAGCGCCTCGGAGCGATGGATATTGCGGACGAGGGGAAAGATAAAAACGGCTTCTCTGCCCGTTACGGCTTCCTGTTACAGGAGGTTGAAGAATGGTCTGGCGAGGGGAGTGATATTTACGCCTCAGTAGCTAAAGCATTCGGCTTCTGTGATGACTTCGGCATTGATGAGTTCCGGTTTGATGAAGATGGTCTTGGTGCAGGCGCTCGTGGTGATGCCAGGGTAATCAACGAACATCGTTATGCTGAGGGCCTACCGCAAATTATCGCCACCCCTTTTCGAGGAAGCGGCGCTGTATTTGATCCGGAAGATGAAGCCGTTCCCGGCGACAACGGAAAACAGGCACGTCTGAATAAAGACTTCTTTGCCAATGCCAAAGCGCAAAGCTGGTGGCACCTGAGAAAGCTTTTCCGTAACACTTTCCGCGCCTGAACGGGATGGATTACAACCCTGATGAAATCATATCGATAAGCAGCACGATGAAGAATAAAGATCGCCTGCTGATGGAATTGTCTCAGCCCACCTGGTCGAAAAATACTGTGGGAAAAATCCTCGTTGATAAACAACCTGACGGCACGAAGTCACCAAACCTCGCCGACTCGGTGATGATCTGTTACGCCCCAATGGATACCGCATTCGATATCTGGAAAAAAACTCGGAGAATAACGCATGGCGAAGCAAACAAAAACGAGTCGCCACAGCGGACTCTTACGATAACTTTGTCGCCCGCGTCGGGATGCAGCAGCCAAACCAGCACGCCGCATCCACGTATAAGGCGAACTATACCAGCCGTAACCGGCTGCTCATTGAGTGGGCGTACCGTTCGTCGTGGATCATTGGCGTAGCCGTTGACGCTATCGCCGACGACATGACCAAAAAAAGGCGTGCGCATTACCAGCGAGATTGAACCGAAGCGGCGCGGCATTCTGGAATCGAAGTTTGAAGAACTTCAACTATGGGACGCTCTCAACGAGACGCTGAAATGGTCACGTCTTTATGGCGGAGCTGGTGCGCTGATCCTTATCGAGGGACAGGCTCCGTTAACACCGCTCATCCTCGACAAGGTTGGCAAGGGCAGTTTTAAAGGCCTGGCCGTTCTCGATCGCTGGATGCTCAACCCGCAGTTAACGCGCCGCATTAAAACGCTTGGGCCGCATCTCGGTAAGCCTGAATTTTACGACATCGTGACGACGGCGCAGGGATTACCCGCCTGGACGTTGCACCATTCCCGGCTGATTCGTATGGACGGTGTGAAACTTCCGTACCAGCAGAAAATCACCGAAAACGAATGGGGGATGTCCATTGTCGAGCGCATCTTCGATCGCCTGACTTCCTACGATAGCACCAGCGTCGGCGCCGCCCAGCTTGCCTACAAGGCACATCTGCGAACGGCAAAGATTAAAAAGCTGCGTGAAATTATCGCTATGGGCGGTAAGCCTTTCGAAGCGTTGCTCAAGCAAATGGATTTGGTTCGCCAGTTCCAGACCAACGAAGGCATGTCCCTGTTTGATTCGGAGGACGAATTTGAAACACATTCCTATTCTTTCGCGGGCCTGTCTGACCTGCTTAGCGAGTTTAAAGAGGATATCGCGGGTGCTGTTGGCATTCCTCTTGTCCGCCTGTTCCGCCAGTCACCGAAGGGTTTTTCAACCGGTGACGCTGACCTCGCGAACTACTACGACGACGTGGGAACGCTTCAGGAGCGGGATTTACGGCCTCACATCCGCCTGTTATTCGATGTACTGCATCGCTCAGAGTTTGGCGAGCCGTTGCCGCAAGATTTCACCTTTGAGTTTAACCCCCTGTGGCAGATGAGCGACACCGATCGCTCCATGGTGGCGACCAACACGACTACCGCTCTGGCAACCGCTGTGCGTGATTTGGGAATGTCGCCGGCTGCTGCGCTGACCGATTTGCGCGAGCTGTCTGACGTTACCGGCATTGGTGCTTCAATTAGCGATGAGGATATCCAGAATGCGGCGAAACAGTGGCAGGAGACTGAATCTGAAACCAGCCCTCCGCCGCCGATCGGAGGTCCAGTATCAGAAAAGCCTACTGGCGATAGTCGACCAGATAAATCAAATCGTCACGGGTTCCTACGATGGTTCACAGGCAAGCGCTGAGAGCATTGCTAAATCGCTTGTTGACTACTCCGGGGTGATCGACGACTGGGCTGAAATGGTCGGGCGAAAGATGTTTGCCCAGGTGGAGCGAGAAGAGTGGAATCAGTGGCGCTCTGTTTCGGAAGAAATATCCGCTGGTCTGCGTGACGTGATTGGTAACACTCCTGTCGGCATGGTGGCGCAAGATATCGTTTACCGACAGATTCGCTACATGAAGTCTCTGCCATTAGAGGCGGCCGGACGTGTCAGGGAAATTCAGGAGCGTGCGATACAGGCTGTCATCCATGGTGAGCGCCCCGATCAGCTTTACGAGATGATCATGCAATCCGGTGACGTGGCGGCCAGCAGGGCGCGGATGATAGCCCGCACTGAGATAGGGCGTGCAACTGGCGCATTAACTCAGGCTCGGGCGCTGTCCGTTGGTTCTGAGGGGTACTGGTGGCGCATTGAAGGTGCAGGTACCAGGCCATCACACCGAAAAATGAAAGATAAGTTTGTGCGCTGGGATAGCCCGCCAACGCTCGATGGCATGACCGGACACGCCGGGTGCCTGCCTAACTGCAAGTGTTGGTCGGAAGTGCAAATACCTGACCCTGTAAAATAACAGGCCGCCACTGAGCGGCTTTTTTAATGCCCGCAATTCAGCAGGTAACCCATGAAATATTTCTTTAAAACCCGCCTGGGTAATACCCGCTTTCAACTTGCTGATGGGTCTGTCCTGTTTAAGGACGTCCCGATCGCAAGGACTGGTGAGCAGGAGTACGACGCCACAGAGCGGCCTGAGCTTGTCCCAAATGACAGAGGGAAGGTCATCGTACGCCGGACACCAGAAGAGGTGTTCAGCGAGCGAGCCATGGCGTCATTCGAAGGCATGGCAGTCACTATCGGCCATCCGCGAGATTTTGACGGGCAGATCATCTTTGTTACCCCTGACAACTGGCGCCAGCTGGCTCACGGCCACATCCAGAACGTACGGCGTGGCACGGACGATAAGACCGATCTGCTGCTGGCTGATGTCATCGTCAAAACCCCGGAAGCCCTGCAGGCCATTGATGATGGTGATGACGAGGTCAGCTGCGGGTACGACGCCGATTACGAACAGATTTCACCTGGTCTCGCAAAGCAATCTGCGATTACCGCTAACCATCTGGCCCTTGTCCCTAACGGGCGGGCCGGTTTCCGTTGTGCAATAGGGGATTCTATGCCAAGCACTACTAAAAACTGGTTTACCCGGCTCCTGAAGGCCCGTAAAACCGGGGACGCTGCCGAAATGGCAAGTCTCATTGATAACCCGCCTGATGATGTCACGGGCGATAACGATGTATCGACCTCTATGACACCCGGCGGAGTGATCATTAACCTTGCACCGCAAAATCCGCTTCCCGGCCCGGCATTGCCTGGTACCGGCGATGGTGAGGAAGAAATTCCTGCATGGGGTAAGGCGCTGATTGAGGCGGTGGCCAAACTCACGCCTGCGGCAGCTGCTTCTGGTACCGGCGATGCCGAGGATGAAGAGGAGAAAAAGGAAGAAGAGGGTAAAGTTACCGGCGACGCCGCTTACCGTGCCGATCTGATTCAGCCAGGCATCCAGTTGCCAGAAAAGGCGAAGCCGACAGCATTCAAGCGTCAGGTGCTCGCCTCTGCCGATCAATCTCTGGTGCGCTCTATTGTCGGTGATGCCGATATCAGCAAGCTGAAAAAAGCCACGGTGGATATGGCTTTCACGGCTGTTTCTGAGCTGGCGAAAAACCGCAATACCAAAACCGTCGACAGCCTGCAAACGCAGACTGCCACCACTGTTAAAACCATTGCCGGTATGAATCAGGCCGCGCAGGAATTCTGGTCTAAACGAGGCTAACCAATGGGTAATACATTTCTTTACCGGATGCCAGCGGGCATCGCCGGGGCAATTTCTCGTCCGCAGGATCTGACGGTTGAACCTCAACTGCTGGATTCCTCCAACCTTTTCCCCGCTTACGGCCTTGGCGGCAAGATTTCCTCCGGGAAATTTGTGCCAGTCGCTGCGAGCGATACAGCGTCGGTGCTGGTGGGCATCTACGTTCGTCCGTATCCGACCGCCAGCCAGCCGGATAAAGTCCAGCAGGTAGGCAGCGGTAAAAACTTCACCGGCGATTGCCTGGTACGTGGTTACGTCACGGTAAACATCGGCGCGGATGCATCCAGCGTTGCGCTGCATGGCCCGGTCTACATGCGAGTGGCCACACCATCCGCCTCAAGCCCTCTCGGCGCGTTCCTTGCCGCCGCTGATGGCTCGAATACCGTCCAGATCACTAACGCTTACTTCAATGGCCCTGGCGACACCAGCGGCAACATTGAGCTGGCCTTCAATATTTAAGGAAATCGCAAATGCCAATGACATTTGACCAGGCGACAGTCGACGGCACTGGTGCCTTTCTTGTCCATGAGCTGGAGCGTCTCGATCAGACACTGAATCTGCCGCTGGTGAATTTCACCTGGTCGCGCGATATCCAGTTGCGTGAAGACGTGTCTATTGCTGACGAGATCAGCTCGTTCACTAACACCACCTTTGCTGCTGCCGGTACACCGAATGCTAACGGTAAAAACTGGCTTAGCAAAATCCCTACCGCGCTGGCTGGCGTTAACGTCGACATCGCAAAAACTGGCTTCCCGCTTACTCTGTGGGGTATGGAGCTGGGCTGGACCGTTCCCGAATTGCAGGCAGCTGCGCAGGTTGGTCGCCCGATCGACACGCAGAAGTACGACGGCATGCAGCTGAAGTGGAACATGGACACGGACGAGCAGGTTTATATCGGCGATTCCGGTCTGAACGTTAAAGGCCTGCTGAACCTGACGCAGGTAACGCCGACCAACGCAGCGAAGACCTGGGCGACCTCCACCGCTGACGAAATCCGGGCGAGCATTAATGCCGGGTTGAGTGCTGCGTGGGCCAACTCAGCTTACTCCATGGTACCGACGGACCTGCTGATTCCTCCGGAGCAGTTCTCTCTGCTGGCAAGCACCATCGTATCCAGCGCTGGTAACCAGTCCCTGCTGACCTATCTGGAAACCAACACCATCGCATACCACCAGAACGGGCGTCCTCTGAACATCCGTCCGGTGAAATGGGCGAAAGGTCGTGGCGTGTCGAACTCTGATCGCATGATGTTCTACACCAATGACAAGAAATACGTTCGCTTCCCGATGGTTCCGCTGATGAGCGTGCCGATCCAGTATCGCGGCCTGTATCAGCTCGTAACCTATTACGGCAAGCTGGGTGCAGTAGAGCCGGTTTATCCGGAAACTCTGGCCTACGTCGACGGCATCTAACCTGCGGCGGCCCGAAAGGGCCGCTCATGAGGACTTGCAATGAAAAAGATTTACGTACTCTCCCCGTTTAACTTCAACGACGGCAAAGAGCAAAAGCATTTCCCGGTTGGCTTCCACGACGTTGATGACACGGTTGCTGATCACTGGTTCGTAAAAGCGCACTGTTCTCCGGATGGCGAAGCGCCAGCGGTCGCAGAAGACTCTCGCATTGCTGAGCTGGAAGCAAAAATCGCCGAGAAAGATGCGCGTATTGCTGAACTCGAAGCGCAATTGCCGGAGACTACCAATAATGGCAAGAAATCAAAGTCTGCCGACGCCTGAGCAGTTCAGGGCAACCTTTCCGCAGTTCGCTGACGATACAAAGTACCCCACGCCAATGATTCAGGCTCGACTGAATCTTGCTGATGCCATGCTGAGTGAGTCGCGCTTTGGCGTGGATATCTTTCCCTACATCGTCGGGCTGTATGTTGCGCACTACATGTACCTTTACGCCGCCGATATGCGTGGTGTAGCTGTGGGTACTGCTGGTGGCGTAAATAGCGGCATACAGACCGCGAAATCAGTGGATAAGGTTTCAGCCAGTTATGACGCAAGCGCAACCCTGGACCCTAATGCCGGTTTCTGGAACAACTCCCGTTACGGATCGGAGTTCTGGGAATACCTGATGATGTTTGGTGCCGGAGCGGTTCAACTGGGGACGCCGGAATGAAAAGCGGGCTCACAATTCGGGAAGACAATTACAGTGTCGTTCTGGATGCGCTGAAACAGCTGTCAGGCACTGATGTACTGGTTGGTATCCCGGCAGGTCCTCCGCGCGATGATGCGCCGCTGAGCAACGCTGAGCTGGGGTATCTCCAGTCCACCGGGGCAACCGTAGAGATAGACGGTGAGACCGTTACTCTGCCGCCAAGGCCATTTCTGGACATGGGTATTGAGGATTCGCGGGATAAAACCACCGAGCGGTTAAAGCAGGCTGCTCAGGCTGCGCTTGAAGGTAAGGCAGATGTGGCAGAGCAGCATCTTGAAGCCGCCGGACAGATAGCTATGGATGCCTCAAAGGCTGTCATTGAGGCAGGCGATCGTCTGACCCCACTATCGGAAAAGACCATCAAGAAGCGCCGGAAAATGAAGCCTCCCATCCCAGGCGATAAGCCGCTGCGTGCCCGCGGATTCCTTTTCAGAGCGATTCAGTATGTCATGAGGAAAAAATAATGCCGTTTCTCGATGTGACTGATGTTCTGCTTGATCCGGACTTTGTCGACCTGTCTCTGGTGTGTTATCGACAGGTGCAGACGGTGGACGAAGATAATTTTCCGACCAATACCGCGCAGGCTATTCCGTTCTCTGGTGTCGTAACCGTCGACCGCTCGCTTGAGGCTAAGCGAATGGCCGCCGGGCAAAACATCAATGGCGCCATCCTCATCGTTACCCAGTTCAGGCTAACTCAGGGGATGCCTGCCAGTGACTCAACGCCAGAACTCGACGCTGATATCGTTTTATACAGCGGCAGACGGTACCGCGTGACCTTTGTCGATCCGTACACCCGATACGGTGCCGGGTTCGTGCAGGCACATTGCGAGCTGCTGGAGTTTAACGGAGGGATTCCCGTTGAGTAACGACAGCACAGAGCCTGGGTATCTTACCCCCGTTTGGGATGCTCCTGATTACGATAAGGAGCTGGAAAAGCAACTAAGTCGCTGGGTAAGAGGCGTGACAGGGATTGCGGTTAACCTGGTATTGCCACGGTTTACCGATCCCCAGTCCAAAATACCGCCGAACGGTGAGACGTGGTGCGGGTTTAACTTTTCCACGCTCTCACGTCCCGGCACTCCTGCAAATGTCCAGGTAAGCGAAGAGCAGAGCGAGCAATGGTCATGGGAAATCATCCAGGCGCTTTTCTGTTTCTATGGCCCCGGCGGTTCCGGGATGGCCACGCGGTTTCGTGACGGAATGTTTGTAGATCAAAACGCAGATACGTTGCGACGAATCTCGGGTTTGTCGCTGGTGAGCGCTGATGATATACGAAACCTCCCCGAATTGATCAACAACCAGTGGGTGCGCCGGTATGACCTTGCCGTGACCCTTTCCCGCAAAAACACCCGTACCTACAACGTTAAATCTGTCGTTGACCCTAACGTCACGATAGTTACCGGAGACTAACATGGAAAAAGGGCTTCCCCTTAACCGTATCGCTAACGTGACGGTGACGCTTTCTGCTCGGGCCGCGCAGGGGCGCAATTTTGGCTCAATGCTCATCCTGGGCGACTCAACTGTTATTCCGATTTCTGAGCGGCTGCGCCTTTACTCCAGCGCTGATGATATCGGCGATGACTTTGGTGTAGACAGCCAGGAATATGCCGCGGCTGTTATCTGGTTCTCCCAGCAACCGCAGCCGACTCTGGTGTATGTCGGTCGCTGGGCGAAAACGCTGGCTACTGGCGAAACAGGCAGCGCAGAAAGCCTCCTGCAGGCGGTTAACGCTTTGCTGGACTGGAATTCATGGTACGGCCTTCATCTTGCCGTGCCGGTAGCTGATTATCCTTCCGACACCGAAATTATCAGTGTGGCGGCGGCTATCGAAGCCGCGAGTGTATCCCGCATCTTTGGCGTTACCTCGGCTGATTCAACGATTCTTGACGCGGCTACCACGACGGATCTGGCTTCCAAGCTGAAAGCAGCGAAATACAGCCGTACCTTTATCCAGTACTCGACCAGCAGCCGCTATGCTGCGCTGTCCTCGTTTGCGCGTGCGTTTACTGTTGACTTCACTGGAAGCAACACGACGATCACCCTCAAGTTTAAACAGTTGCCGGGCGTTACCTACGAAACCCTGGGCACCTCGCAGGCTAACAACCTGGAAGCGAAGAACTGCAACGTTTACGTGTACTACGAAAACGATACAGCGATTCTTGAGCAAGGCGTTATGGCAAACGGCGATTTCTTCGACGAGCGCCATGGCCTCGACTGGTTGCAGAACGCCGTACAGACGGCTGACTACAACACGCTCTATACGAGCACAACCAAAATCCCACAGACCGACGCCGGTACCACAACCCGTATCGCCAACATTGAGCTGGTGCTCGATAAGGCTGTGCAAAACGGTCTCTTTGCGCCGGGTAAATGGACTGGTGGCCCGATTGGCCAGCTCAATACCGGTGACATGCTGACGAAGGGCTATTACACCTGGGCAGAAAACGTTGATGACCAGCTTCAGGTCGATCGCGAAGCGCGGAAAGGTGTGCCAATTCAGGTTGCCGGGAAACTGGCCGGAGCCGTTCATTACGGTACCGTCGCAATCACGGTCGTGCGCTAAGGAGCCATAGATGTCTACGTATTCGTTTCTTGATGTTTCGGCCTCTCTCGCAGGGCCTACCGGTTTAGTTGAGCTTGGCTACGGCTCAGCGAACGCCGAAGAGGGCATTACTGTCACAATGACAGAGGCCAAAAACACCATGACCATCGGCGCCGATGGCGAGGTGATGCACAGCCTGCACGCCGGAAAGAGCGGCACTATCACGGTAACTTTGCTGAAAACCTCCCCGGTAAACAAAAAGCTCTCGCTGATGTACAACGCACAGAGCCTGTCCTCGGCGACGTGGGGCAATAACGTCATCGTCATTCGCAACAAAGTATCAGGTGATACCACTACAGCGCGTTCTTGTGCTTTCCAGAAGCAACCCGATCACGCTAACGCCAAAGTCGGCAATACGGTTTCCTGGGTCTTTGACTGCGGCAAGATTGATCAGCTGCTTGGGGAGTTTTAACAGATGGAATTTGAAATCAAAGGCGTTAATTACCGAACCGCAAAGCTCGATGTTTTCCAGCAATTGAAGGTAAGTCGCAAATTGCTGCCGGTGCTGGCCGGACTCGTTAGTGAATTTTCCACGCTGAAAGCGCAGGCCGCTGCGGGTAACTCTGGTGCAGTGCTGGAAAGCGTCCTGCCGAAGATTGCCGATACGCTGGCAGCTCTGCCTGAAGAGGACGTTAACGCGGTGATTCATCCGTGCCTGGGCGTTGTTATGCGCCAGCATGAAAAAGGGTGGGTGAAATTTTCGATCAGGGCGCGCTGATGTTCGACGATATCGACCTGTTCACGATGCTGCAGCTGGTGGCGCGGGTGGTCGCCGACAGCCTGGGAAATTTTTTTTGAAAGAACTCCCCGGCAGCGGGACGCCTACCCAGCCATAGGTCCTGTCCTCGAATCCATGCCAGAGGGTGAGGATTTCCTGATGCGCCCGGTGGATGCCGGGCTCATCCCTTACACCGCCCTGAAAGATGGGGCAGTTGATCTGGCTGATATTGCCCGTATGAATGACTGGCTGGACCTGAAAGCCGATAACGAAAACCGTATAGCGAAATGGAGAGAGGCTAATGAACGCTGAAACGCTCAAGGACTTTCTGATCTCGCTTGGGTTCAAAGTTGATGAGGCTGGCGCCAGAAAATTCGATGCCGTCGTTGCCGGGACAACGCTTAAAGCGATTGAGCTGGGCGTCAAAGTTGAGGCGGCGGCGCTTTCCGTCGTGGCATTCACCGCGAAAATTGCCAGCGGTCTCGACGACCTGTACTGGGCCTCTCAGCGCACAGGCGCGACGGTGGAGGGCATTAAGCAGATTGGGTATGCAGTTAGTCAGGTTGGCGGCAGTGTCGACGGGGCCCGCGGCTCTCTCGAAAATCTTGCCAGGTTCATGCGTAACAATCCCGGCGCTGAGGGTTTCCTGAACCGGCTGGGGGTTCAAACGCGTGATGCCAGCGGCAACATGCGGGATATGGCGACGATCTTTACCGGCGTCGGCCAGCGTCTTAGCAGCATGCCGTATTACCGCGCGAACCAGTACGCTCAGATGCTGGGTCTGGATGAAAACACCCTGATGGCAATGCGTCGCGGTATCGGCCAGTTTAGTGGCGAATACACCGCGATGGCGAAGGCGATCGGCTATAACGCCGATACGGCCGCCGTCAGCTCTAATAAATTCATGACCTCGCTTCGCTCCTTCGGGCTGATGGCAGGCATGGCGCGGGATAAAATAGGCTCCAGCCTCGCTGATGGCCTTGCTGGCTCTCTCGACAGGCTGCGTCGCCAGATACTGGAAAACTTCCAGAAAATTGAAGGCGCAATAACCGGTACGGTGAAAGGAATTCTCTGGGCTGGAGAGATGGTGGGCAGGGTAATTTACCGCCTCATCCAATTGGGTCAGAGTATCAGCGACTGGTGGGACTCTCTTGATAAACAGTCGCAGCAGCTGATCGAACTTATTGGAGCGCTAACCGCAGCGTGGTGGATGCTCAACCGCGCTATGCTCGCATCGCCGATTACGTGGGTTCTCGGTCTTGCCGCTGCCATTGCTTTGCTATGGGAGGATTACCAGACCTGGAAGGAGGGCGGTAAGAGCCTCGTTGACTGGGGGAAATGGAAGCCTGAAGTAGACGCAGCACTGAAGATGGTCGGCGACCTGAAACAGACTGTCCTCGATCTCGGAAAAGCGCTGGCAAAGCTGCTCAATATCGACCCTAAATCCTGGTCTTTGAAATGGGATTTCAGCAACTTCATTACCCAGATGGGTGAGTTTAGCAAGATGCTGAGTATGATCGGCGACCTGCTTAACGCTATCAAGGACGGTCGCTGGTCGGATGCTGCAAGTATTGGCAAGGCTCTTCTCAAACAAGGTAGCGATCAACCTGACGCCCTTCCTGGTGTTACCAGTAGCGCAGTCAATGCGCGAGGTAAAGTTCTGGGATTTTGGGAGGAGGTTAAATCCCGTTTCAGTGATGGCGGCTGGTATCAGCATGAGCAGAACACGCTTGCCGATCGCAACAATAACCCCGGCAATATTCGTCCCGTAGGCGGTGGTGGCTTTCGGGCGTTTGGTTCTGCGCTGGAAGGCTGGGAGGCCATGAAAAACCAGCTTACGCGGTACTTTACTGGTAAAAACGACCGGGCGCCGCCTGCAGACTATCATGGACATCGTCAGCACCTGGGCACCTGCAGCCGATAACAACGATCCTGCCAAATATGCCCGTGATGTTGCTGGCTGGATGGGTGTATCGCCGACGGCAGCATTAAACCTGTCCGACCCCAATACGATGGCTATGCTCATGCAGTCTATGGCCCGCAAAGAGGGGTATTCGAACTGGAATAGCCCGCTTGCCCATCAGGCTGCTGGAGCGCAGGTGAATCAGCAAAACACCTACAACATCTATGGCGGTAATGCTCAGGAAATTGGGCAGGAAGTCAGTCGCCGCCAGCTTGATGCTAATGCCAGGGTGCTGAGAAATAACCAAACTGGAGCAGGATGATGGATATTCTTTCTACTCTCTTTCAGCAGCAGAGCAGGCGGATCGGGCTGATAGTCCCCAGTGTTGTTATTTCGGAAAAGCACGATGACTCTCTTGAAATAACCGAGCATCCCGTAGAGGTCGGCGCAGCAATTTCCGACCATGCATTTCGGCGTCCTTCGGAAGTGGTAATGCAGGTCGGTTTCGCTGGTGGCGGTTCCTTGCTTGACTTTGTAGATACGTCTTCTCTTGGGCTGAGCGTAGGTATTGGCCCGAAGGAGACTTATCAGGAGCTGTTAAATCTGCAGAGCAGCAGGGTGCCTTTAGATGTGGTGACCGGTAAGCGGATTTACACCAATATGCTGATCCGTGCGCTTGAGGTCACTACCGACAGGACGTCGGAAAATATTCTCTCTGCTGTGCTGACGCTCCGGGAAGTGATTATCACAAGCACAACCACCACGCAGGTGGCTCCAAAGTCCAATATGAAGTTAGGGGCGAATACCTCAGCGGTGCAAAACTCCGGGGTGAAAACGCCAGTGCAAAAAAATGAATCAATATTGAGCCGGTTAAGTGGCTTTGTAGCGGGAGGGTAAATGACGATCAGCGAAATCCCTCTTTCCCCGGAAAATCAGCGATTCTCCATATCTGTGGCAGGTCAAAGCCTGCAAATGGCTGTGACCTGGCGTGCTGCTTTCTGGTGTCTGGATATTATGGATAGCAGCGGTGCGGACCTGATAAAGGGGATCCCGCTTATCACCGGCGCCGACCTGCTGGCGCAGTATCGCTATCTCGGGCTTGGATTTTCGCTTTATGTGGGCTGCGACAACCAGTCCAGCGAAAATCCCACTGAGGCCGATCTGGGGATTTATAGCCATCTTTATGCGGTAACGGGGTAAAAATGTCTCAGAACTGGATGCGGCACTTCGAATTGCAGTTAGTCGATTCGAAGGGTAACGCCACTGATTTTGGTAGCTTCAAGAGCACTTTTACTATCGACTGGTTTAATCTCAGCAGCGAAACGCGAGTAGGTACTTTCAAAATCTATAACCTTTCAGCTGATACCGTAAACCGGATCGTCGGAGAGGAATTCTCCCGGATTAGGGTTATCGCTGGTTACGATGGCATTGCAGCTGATGTTCCCGCCAGCCAGGTAGGCGTCGCCAGGACAGTAAATCCCGATGAAGTCGGGCAGATGGACGGTCGAAATTATGGGCTGATTTTCGACGGGGAAATCCGGTACACCATCACAGGGAAAGATAACCCCGTTGATAGCTTTGTCCTCATTCAGGCGGCTGATTCTGATCGGGCATTCGCTACCTCTATCACTGCGCAGACGCTGGCGGCTGGCTATACGGTCTCTGACGTCAATGCAGTGCTCATGAAGGACTTCAAGGCTAACGGGGCCACGGAAGGGAATACCCCTGCAATGCCTGCAACGGTGTTTCCTCGCGGCAGGGTGCTTTTTGGTATGACCCGGCATCTGATGGATAACGTCGCCGAGCAATGCAAGGCTGACTGGATGTTTGTCGACGGTAAGCGGGAAATGGTGGCGAAAAATGAGGTTGTTCACGAAGCCATTAAACTGAACAGCGCCACCGGCCTTGTGGGTATGCCTCAGCAGACCATTGGTAGCGGCGTTAACGTCCGTTGCCTGATTAACCCTAACATCCGCGTTAATGGCCTGATCGAGCTGAATCAGGCTTCTGTGTTCCGTACCGTGCTGGGGAATAACGATATCGCCATGACGCAAGGGCGTATCACTGACCAGAACAACAACGGAAACATCACCATTGAAGGCACAACTGCGCAGCCTGCCAGTATTGCGACTGACGGCGTTTATATTGTCCGTGGCATTATGTACACTGGCGACACAAGGGGCCAGGCGTGGTACATGGATATGATGTGTGAAGCGCGTGGTGCGGCGGATCTGGTCTCCTCATCTTCGCGGGAGAGAGGGCTCTAATGAAACAGTTTTGCTTGGCATTAGCTGTGATGGTATCCATGCCGACGATGGCTGCAATCCAGTGTGGCAATTACATAATGACCGGCGAAGGCATGACCGTGATCAATGGTGAGACTGTCACATCACAGAAAGTAAAATTCTTGGGGAAGGATGGCGATTACGCAAACATGAAAATGGACATGGGTCTTATGCCTGCTCGCGATGGTAATAATTACGGCTTTGAATTCGTGAAGCGTAACGGTAAGGCGTTCCTTAATGTCCAACTTCTGCAAAACAGTATGGATGCCCCGAAAATCATCGGGTCGTTCCCCTGCAGAAAGGTGCCCAG